CTTTCACGCGGAGCGCCGGAAGCTTGCGCTTCATCGCTTTAACACTTTAATGCGCTAAAGTGGGAACGCGTGTTCTTTTTTTTCTTGATCTTTCTCGATGAATTGCGAAAATTATACGGGGCGGGGTGCGTGAAAATTTTAACGGGGCCCGGCCGGAGGCTTGCGTCGAGCTTCAGCTTCAGCTTTCGTAAAAAAATATGGGGGGTGGTTTTTACAATTCCAGCTGAATTGTCTGAAAATTCTGAACGGCGCCTAAAAACTTTTCTTACCGAACAATTTTTTTCATTTCAAACTTTTCATGGCAAAATTTGTAATTTTTTCCCATTTTTACTATAATAAATACAGGAGGAAAGAAATGCAATTAAATTGGAATCTAAATGATCAAGAAGAGCGATTAAAATTCATTCAAGACCTACCATTAGAACAACTTTCGCCTGCCCAATTAGAAAGAATAGCTGATTACCTACTTTGGCCATCACCCGATGCAGAATCAATGGGATTAGTCAAATGGAATTGGAGTGGTAATACACCGGTTAGTCTGGAAGCTATTCAGGAGCAGGGGCTGGACGTGGGCAATGCTCCGATAATCGCAGTCAAAGCAAAGCAGGGAAGGCTGGAGCGGTCAGATGTGTATCAGCGACTCGGCCAAAATCATCCACTTACTCCACAATGGTTAGACCTGTGGAGAAGAATTGATGAAACCGAGTTTATGGTACAAGTATGGGAATTAAGTCAGGGCAAACGCCGTGCTGATCTGCCAATTCGTGACGAGCTGTTTATCCGCCTATGGCAAGGCATTCATGGACAAATGCCAATTGGTGGCCAAGTTGCTGACGCAGAAACAAATAACAACATGGATAATAACATTGACTTAGATATGCGGCCTGCCAGTATAAGCGATCCTGCTGTTCAAATTGAGCAAGCCCGTCGAGTTTTGGGAGCCGCGCTGATAGACACGCCATTTAAACAATATATTAAAAAGCTGTGTAATGAAGCATTAGCATGGGAAGGCTATAAGGCATTAAAGAAGAAGCGCCAATTAGTGACCTTGCGCACTGAACAGTATACTCTATTGGATTGTCTATCGGGTGAAAGCGTTAAAAAACATACTTTCATTCCCTATACAGAGGAAATTAAGAATAATGACCTATTGGGATTCCGTCCATTTATGTCTCTATCCATGTTAATTGATTCGGTCGATCAACATCACTTTAGCCGTCAATTTACGAGCAAATGTCTTGACCAACTTAGTTGGGCAGACAGCGAGACATATGAGGAAAGCGGCAAAGTGTTAGATCTGCGCAATGGTAAGACATTAAAAAGTTTACTCAATCACTATTATGATATTGAAGATTTAGCGTTCTCCGGTAATTATGAAAATAAAGAAATCTTTTTTGCATTATATTCCTATTTGAATTATTACATTAAGCGAGCTAATCTGGACGATGATATGACAGATATATTATATATGAAAATGAATCATAAAAAGAATAAAGAAATTGCTGATTATATGGAAAAACGTTATGGACTTATTTATGGAGAAAATTATATTTCTACTATTGTTACGAATAGAATAATCAAGCCGATATTGGAAGAGATAGATAAGCATTATAAACTATTGGAATACCTCTTAGTTGGACCTAGTGTGTTTAAGAAATGTAGTTGCTGCGGAAAGATGTATCCAAGAAATGCTACCTATTTCCTAAAGCGCAAGAGCTGTAGCGACGGCTTTTATTCTGTCTGCAAAGAATGTAATAAGGAGAAGAAGAAAGATGCTAAAAAGAACGAAGGATAAAAGAGTATTGAAGTTTCTTGGCTATTTGAAGAAACTACAAACTATTGAGGCTATGGGCGTTGCTGGACTATTGCAAGTCCCACTAGTCTCCTATAATGAAGAAAGCGAGGAAAGTCAAGAAAGCGGCCCCGAAAAATCATCGAAAGTCGTTGAGCGAGATCAGGATAGTATCCTTGCTGATATGATCGACGCATTTGTGAATGAAACACCGTCTAAGCAGAAATTTATTTTGGATATTATGAAGGCCGCGACTATGGAGGATTAACATGGAACCATTAGAACCTAAGATTCCTGTTAATAACCTCCGTAATAGGAAGATAAAATGCAATAAATGCGGCGCAGAAAAGATCTCCGATGGTTTCTATATTCTGAAGAAATGGCCTTTTGGCGATTACTTTCCTATTTGTAAATCATGTGTGCGCGAATACATACGAAATGAAGATTATTCATGGAACGCCATTGAAAAGATGTGCCAATTAATGAATATTCCATTCTTGCCACGCATTTACGAGGAAATGAAGGAAACCTATGGGGATTCTTGTTTTGACCAATATGTGAAGGCAGTATCTGGTGGTCAATTTGAAGCCTTTGACTGGAGTGATTATCATAATAAATTCATTGAATTAAAGCGCAAAGACCAACTGGATAGAGAACTGCCACTTCTAAAGGAGGACTATTTCGCTGATTTGGCACTACGGTGGGGCCGCAATTATGACCATGAACAATTGGTTTATTTGGAAAACCTGTATAATGGTATGCTGTCGACTCAAAATGTTGGCGGCGCCCTTCAACATGACCAAGCCCAGAAGTTATGTAAATTAAGTCTCCAGATAGACGAGCGCATTCGTGGTGATGAAGATTTTGACAAGTTAATGAGCAGCTATGATAAGATGGTAAAAGTAGCCGACTTTACTCCAAAGAATGTCAAGCGCGATTATGACTTTAGTTCTTTCGGTGAAGTAGCGGCCTGGCTAGAGAAGCGGGGCTGGCTTAATAAATGGTACGACGACGCCAATCGAGATATCGTAGACGAAGTAATCCATTCAAATCAAACCTTTGTTCAGCGGCTTTATACCAACGAAAGCGGATTAGGAGAAGAAATAAATGAAAGAATTGAGCAGTTAAAACTGGCTGCGCAGCTCGAAAATCAGGCCGAATCATTAGATTATGTTGGCATAGATGACGATGACTTCCTATTTGAGGCAGACAAGATTGACCTTGAAGCAAGGGAAAACGCCGCATATGAGGAGCTATTTGTAGACGACGTCCTCGATGCTGATACAACGAAGGTGTGATATGCAACTACCAGGAATTGAGAGTAGAGAGGCCCCGAAGGTAGAATCTCTAGAAGGATTACCTATGAGGTTCGGTACGATTATCGAGAAGAATATCAATCTTTCACAGGAAAAAATGGAGTCGATAGAAGAGGAACTTCGTAAGAAATTTCAAATCTGGTCCGCTTATCCAGATATTTGGGCAGATGAGGTACTAATTCCAGTAGGAAGTTCCTTTACTTGGAAATTCTATCAGCGGCTTATGTTGCGTCAATTGGCAAGATTTCCAATGAATCACATAACGGCCGCCCGTGGTGTTTCAAAAACCTTTGTCGACTTATTTGCGGCTATACACCGTTGCATATTTGCGCCTGGATCGGTTATTGCGTTTGCCGCGCCGAGTAAAACTCAGGCTGCGCAAATTGCAAAGCAAACCGTAAATGACTTATTAGCTAGATTTCCGCTATTGCAGAATGAATTAGATGGTCCAGTTGTTGGCGGTAAGGATTACTTTGAAGTTCGTTTCAAGAATGGATCAAAAATCGAAATTACTGCGGCTCTGGAAACTACCCGTGGACGTCGTTTTGATGGTATCAACGTCGATGAAGCAAGAGACGCGGATGGGGATGCCGTTAATGCAATCCTGGTTCCAACGGTATCCAAGATTCGCTATACCGCGGGGGCGGGCAAATTAAATCCATATGAGATTCACCAAATGCAGACCTATACCTCTTCTGCATCGAGCAAGTCTAGTTATAATTATGAAAAAGTAATTGACTGTCTTATTAGGATGATCATCAATCCTAAATCTGCCTGCGTAATGGGTTTGGACTATAAAGTACCTGTTATTGAGGGCATCTATCCTTCTTCATTCGTCCGTGATATTAAAATGGACCCGACTATGAATGAGCAGATGTTCGCCCGCGAATATCTGTCTATCTTTACTGCCGAGTCTGATGAATCATGGTTTAATTTCAATAAACTTAATAGTCATAGAAAAAAAGTAAATGCTGAATGGAAAGCAGAAGTTAATAATAGAAATAAAGAATTTTTTTACTTAATTTCGATAGATGTCGGACGAAAGCATGATAATACTGTGGTTACTGTATTTAAAGTGCTGCCCTATAAAGATAAATATCGCTCCGTAGTGGTAAATATCTTTGTACTTGGCCGTACTAGTGATACAAAACAATTTCATCGGCAAGTTATTGATATGAAGAAAATAATTGCGGCCTTTCAGCCAAAAGAGGTCGTCATAGATATCAATGGCTTGGGTATTGGTCTCGCGGATCTATTTATTCAAACTCAAATTGATGACCAAGGGGAGGTATGGGGTCCCTTGGGATTTTTTAATGAGGATGAATACAAGAAGATTCAGCCAGTGGATGCACCGATGATATTGAATGGCTTCCGAGCCAATCATAAGTTAAATAGTGAGATGTTCGGCAACTGTTATTCACGTATAGATGCGGGATTGGTTGACTTCTTGATCAAGGAGCAAGAAGCGCGATCAAAACTGCTTTCTACTAAAAAGGGTCAGCGTATGTCAGTAGAACAGAAAACAAAGTTCTTAATGCCATACGAAATGACCTCCAAACTGTTTGAAGAAATGGGCAATTTGCGGTTAAAAAGAACGGGTGCGGGCTTAGATATTGTTTTAGAGCCAATCAATTCGCGCTTTCCAGACGACCGATTTTCAAGTCTGTGTATTGGATTGTATAGAATTAAACAATTGGAAGAAGAACATTTAAAAAGCAAGCGCAAACGAACTGGTAATCGTACTTTGGTTTTCTTCACGCCTTAGGAGGAAATAAATGACACAGAGCGGAAAATCAGTTCCTCATGAGTTCTCTCTTGAGGAGTTCAAGAAAAGTGTCGAAGATATGATTGTGCTTGAATCGTCAAGAACCGATCGTACGCGTGAATGGATTTATG